CGCGCCGGAGGCGACCGATGCGCGTCTCTGGGCCGCGTCACGCGCGGCGATTGCCGGCCGCGGCTATTACGGCGTGATGACGCGCTATCTGCCGGGAAAATCGCGCGACCAAGAGGTCTACATTCACCGCTATTACAACCAGGCCAGCGTCAGCCTCGACCCGGCGCATGAACAACCCGACGGGAGTGATGCGGAGTGGGGATTCGTCGGCATCGACATGCCGATCGCGCAATACGAAGCGGAGTTTGGGAAGAACCGCGTCGCACGGGCCGCGGCGGCCTCCGACATGGAGTGGCGGGCGCTCGGCGACGAGGCGCCCGGGTGGTTCTCGGATACGAACGAGCTCACGAAGAGCGTGCGGGTGGTTGACTACTGGTATACCGAGCGGGAGACGCGGACCCTCTGCACGATGCCGGATGACACGCTCGCGTGGCAGGACGAGCTCCCCGACGACGCACCGGACCCGATCGAGACGCGGCGCGTGGTCGAGAAGCACATTCAGTGGGCGAAGATCGACGGCGTGCAGAAGCTCGATGAGACCGACTGGGGCGGGCCGGATATTCCGATCGTCAAAGTCCTCGGCGAGGAGCTCCACCCCTACGATCAGGAGCGGCGCGCCGAAGGCATGGTGCGGCCGGCGCGCGATAGTAACCAGGGTTACAACTCGATGGTCAGCACACTGGTGGAGACGGTCGGCCTGACGCCGATTCCGCCGTGGATGGTGGCCGAGGGGACGTGGGAAGTCTATCGCGCGTGGTATCAGGCGGCGACGACGCGGACGCTGCCGGCCTTGCCGTATAAGACCACGGACCTCATGGGCAATCCGGCGCCGCCGCCGTTCCGGACGCCGGTCGATACGCCGATCAACGACCTCGCCCTTAGCGTGCAGATGTTTGACCAGGCGATCAAGAGCACGACCGGCGTGCCCGACGCGAACATCGGCCGGCAGGATTCAAGCATTCGCAGCGGCAAAATGGCGCAGGTGCTCATCGCGCAGTCGCAGCACGGCACCAGCCACTTCTTGAATAACCTCCGGCGCAGCATGCGATACGAAGGGCAGATCGTGAATAATCTGCTCTATCCGATTTATGGCAAGCGGCCAGGCAGGCTCGCACGGATCATCAACGGCCAAGGCGAGCCTGAGACCGTGCAGATCGGGCAGCGGCCGACGCCGACGTTCATGCCGCCGGGAATGGGTCAAGGCGCGACGAGCACCATGCCAGGGATGATGCCGCCGCCGATGGGTGGTGCGCCTGGCGGCCCGCCGATGCCAGGTCTGCCTGGGCCGCCTCCCGCTGGCGCCCCCACGCCGATGGGACCAGGGGGACCGCCGCCGGGACCAATGGGCGCACCGCCTCCAGGGATGATGCCGCCGGGGATGCCGCCAGGCATGATGCGGCCGCCGGCGCCGCCCCCGACGCCGCCCGTCTACACGCTGACGCCGGACGCGACCTTCAACGTCGTCGTCCGCGTGACCAAGGCCTTCGATTCTCGCCGGCAGGAAGAGGCCTCGATGATGGCCGACCTGATTCAGGCGAACCCGCAGCTCATTACCTGGTTCGGCGACTTGTTCTTGAAAAACCAAGACGGGCCTGGGCACCTCGAGATGGCTGAGCGCGCGAAGGTGATGCTGGCGCCACCGATCCAGCAGATGCTGACGCAGCAGGCGCAAGGCCAGGGCGCGATTCCGCCGCCGATCGCGGCGCAGATGCAGCAGCTGCAGCAGCGCCTGCAGGACGCCGAAAAACTGCTGCAGCACGCCTCGCAGGAAATCCAGAGCGACAACGCGAAGTATCGTACAGAAATTCAAAGAACACAGATGGAGCTTGACTCCAAAGAACGGATCGCGGCGGCTGACCGAGAGGTCAAACTTGCCGTGGCTGAATTGGGTGCCAAGGTCGATCGAATGCAGCTCTTTATGGACGAGCGGAACAGGCTCGGCGTGCAAGCACACGAAGCTGATCAGGCCGCCCGCGATCGAGCGCATGAGGCCGCGCTCGGCGCTCAAGAACACGTCCAGGCCCTTGAGCAAGGAGCCCAGCCTCCCCCGCCTGCGCAAGAACCAGTCCCGATGGGTGGAGGCTAAATGATCGAGCCTGGATATTGTGAGTGTGGCTGCGGTGGTCGGACGAGGATTTCACCGCAGAACGATCCGCGCCGGGGACTCGTGCTAGGTCAACCACGCCGGTTCATCAAAGGGCATCATCGACAGCCTGTCGTCGCATGGTATCGACAAACGAATCGTGGCCGACGGGTCTTTCTTCACGTCCAGCGAGCCGAGAAGGCCCTTGGGAAACTATTACCTCCCGGCGCGATTGTCCATCACGCGGACGGCTCGCGCCGAGATGATGCTCCGTTGGTTATTTGTCAGGATCAGGCCTATCACATGCAGCTGCATGCGCGGATGAGAATCCAAGCGGCTGGTGGGAATCCGTGGACGGATGCTTTGTGCTCGCGATGTCACGCTGTGAAGCCGCTCAAAGCTTTTCCGATGCAGCGCGCCCGTTTCAATGGGCGTCACTCGTATTGTCGAGCCTGTCTTCGTGCTTACGAGCAGGGCACCGCGCTATCGCTTGGCGCATCCGAAATCACACGCTGCCTTAAGTGCCGCGCCGACTGGCGTCTGATGCCGCCGGACCTCTCCGAGCTCGCGGCGCAACTCGGCGCGCAGTTGCTGGTGTGAGGCGGCTGAGAGAGATCAAGCGTCTCAACCCTCTCACCGCCGGAGCGCGTCGGCCATCCGGATCTTGATGAACGCCTGCCGCGTCACGCCGAGGCGGGTGGCTTCGGCGTCGATCGCCTGCAGCATGTCCACCGTGAAATCGACATTGACGCGCTGGACCTCGCGGCCAGGGCGGCGGGCCTTGCTCAGGTCGAGGTACTCCTTGACGTCCTCGCCCGCGTCAAACTTCCGGTCGAACGCCTTCGCCGTGATCGCGGTGGCCGCTTTCTTCTTAGCGGGCATCGCGGAGGTTCACCGGCCGTTCGCGCACGGCCTCGCAGTCGTCGGCGGTGATAGGGAGAAAGGACGCATGTGGAATGGGGAGCCCGTCCGCGGCCGCCGCGAGATTATCGAGCACGCAGACCGGTGCGCCGACCACGCCCGCCAACTGGTAGGCTTCCGCGCACACGCGCTCGAGGTCTTCGATACGACGGCGCAGGGCGTCGAGTGTCTCCGGTTCGTTTACCATCCTGGCCCTCATTTCAGTCCTGCCTGTTTCCAGATACTGTGGAGCGTCCCCGGCTTCAGGTCGCCGCCGTGGTCTGGGACCGTGACCTTGCCGGGTTTCGTCGGATGCACGAATTGCCGATGGCTGCCGCCTTTGGCCTTGAGTTCGATCCACCCATCGGCAACCAATCGCTTTAGCACCTCGCGCACCGTCATGTGATATAAAAAGTATACCAATATGAAGAAGCTAACGGCGGCGCAGCATCGGGCCTATCAGGAGACGCGGGCGCTGCTCGGGACGGAGACGGGGCCAGTGGTCGATGTGCCGCGGCGGCGCGAGAGGCGGTTGGCTGACCTCACGGACGTAAAGCGATTGCTGAGTGCCGCCACCAAGGCGCGGAACCCGGACGGTGTCCTGATCGAGACCGGCTTTGCATCTATCGACCCGCCCCAGCTCGCGACGCGAATTGTGCGTGCCCTACGCAAGGCAGGGGTTATCACCGTCGACGATGTTGCCGTCCTCTTCGACAGCCAATTGCTGAACATCCCGCGTCTCGGTGAAGCGTCTGTTCGAGCAATCCGACGTGTCGTTCCCTTTCGGAACGATTTGCTCCACAATCTGGCCATCACGATCAGGATGGCCGAGCACGCCATCGCGACTCGTCAATCTCTTGACGCCGTCAAATCCTTGACACTACCGCCGCGCTGGGCGCAGACTACAGGCCATCCGTGGCCGACGAGCTCCCGGTTCCCAGCGCTGACGCCGGCAGTCCCCCCGCCGAACCGGCCGAACTGTCGCTGAGCGACCACGAAGCCCAATACCACGGGCAGAACGACCGTGACGCGCCCGCCGCCGACGCTCCAGAGCCGTCCGCGACCTCAAGCGCAGACGGCGCCGAGCCGGCGGCGGGCGAGCGCGATGAACAGGGCCGCTTCAAGGGCCGGCGCGCGAAAAGCCACGCCGCCACGCCGGCCGACGCCCCCCGCATCAACGAATTAACCAAGCGCCTGCGCGAGCGCGAAGCCGAACTCGAGTCGCTGCGCCGCGCCGCGCCGGCGCCCGCACCCGCCCCGCGGCCCGCCGCGCCACCCGCCAATGCGCCGACGCAGGCGCCTAGGCTCCAGGGCTTCATCGACCAGTTGAAGCCCGACGAGGACTACAACCTGGCCGTCGAGCGGCACGCGGAAGCGATGGCCGACTGGACCTACCGGCGCCGCGAACAGCAGCAGCAGCAGCAGCAGGCCGAGCGCCAGTTCGCGCAGACGTTCCAACAGAAGGTGGCGAGCGCGCAGGAACGGTATCCCGATTTCAACGACGTCGCGCTCAATGCGCCCTCCGCGATTCCGCAAGGCTCGCTAATCGACCGCTGGGTCTGGGAACACCGCACCGGCGCCGACGTCCTCTACTACTTCCAAAAATTTCCCGGCGAGCTCCCGCGCGTGCTCGCGCAGTCGCCGCTCGATCAACTCGAAACGCTCGCGCTCATTTCGCAGCACCTCGCTGCGCCGTCTCCCTCCACGCGCAGTGTAGCTGCCGGCACCGGATCGGCTACTGCGCCCGTGATGACATCTCAGGTCCCACGCCCGCCTAATCCGGTGCGGACAGGTCCGATGCGCGGTGGTGACGAACCGCCGGGTGATGACGCCTCGCTTGCGGCGCACGAACAGTTCTACTACCGCAACGGTCGTCGTCGCGCGTAACGGATCGTCTGCCGCAGGGGCAGACCTTGAATACTTTCATTTCGCCGTCCTGGGTCACAACCGACGTCGCCGTCAACTTTAAGAACAACCTCAAACTAATCGGCCAGTTCGATCGCTCGTGGGATCGCACCTGGGAGAACGATCCCGGCGGCGCGAAGATCGGCTACACGGTGCAGGCGCGCATTCAACAGCGCTTCGTCGTCACTGAAGGCCAGGCGCTCGTGCAGCAGGCGATTTTCAATCAGACCGTCCCGATCACGATTAACCATCAAATGCAGGTGGGGATGGGGTGGTCCTCTGCGGATGACCGACTCCTCGTTGAGGAAGTGCAGGACCGCTACACGAAGCCCGCCGGCGCCGCACAGGCGAACAAATGGGATGTCGTCGCCGGCGCTGAAGTCTACAAGTCGGTCTATTACTTGGCCGGCTCCCCCGGCACCCCGCTGTCAGCGGAAGGCACGTATACCGATGCGGTCGCGAAACTCCGCAACGTCGGCGTGCCCGATAAATTCGTGGCGGTGCTCGACCCGAAATCGCAGAGCGCGATTCTGAAAACCGCGTTCACGCAATTCAATCCCCAAAATCAGATCACGACCTACTGGAAGACCGGCCAGTTCTCGGGCGCGGCGATGGGCGTGGACGAATGGTATTGGGATCCGAACGTGCCGACGCACACGACCGGCACCTTCACCGCGAGCACGCCGCTGGTGAACAGCGCAGGGCAGACCGGGTCGACCGTCACCACCAGCGGCTGGGGCACCTACGCCTTGAAGGCCGGCGACGTGTTTACGATCGCGGGCGTCAATGCCGTGAATCCGGTGTCCTACATCGACACCGGCGACTTGCAACAGTTCGTGTTGCAGGCGGATGTCGCTGGCACGAGCACCGCAACGCTGACGTTCAGCCCGCCGATTATCACGAGCGGCGCGCTGCAGACCGTGACGGCCTCGCCCGCGAACAACGCGAGCATCTTAGTGGTCGGCGCCACGGGCGCGGTCGCCGGCACGATGTCGGCGCAGAGCAGCAAGCAGTCGCTCCTCTTTAACCCTGCCGCGTTCGCTTTTGTGATGGTCGATCTCCCCGCGAAACTGCCGGGCGCGAATGCGGCGCGCAAGAACGATAAGGAAACGGGGATCTCGCTCCGTTTCGTTGAGCAGTACAACATCCAGACTGATCAGCAACCAAGCAGAATAGACAGCATCGGGGGAGTGGCCGCCGTGTTGCCCTACTTCGCGTTGCGTTTAGTGTCGTGATGCATCCGCCGCTGGTTCAGGCGTTGTTCGCGGGGTGTCGCCCATCGACAATTGGTCGGTTCGTAATGCCCCTCTGGGTCGATGCGGTCCATGGAATGCCCCGGCGTCGGCCGTGGCCCCATGTCGGCGAGGAAATTCGCGAACGACGAACGCCAGCGGTCGCACACACGAATGCCACGACCGCCGTAGAGTGGAAAGTCTTTACCAGTGGCGAGCAGACAGCGCGTTTTAAGCTGTTTCCAGGCGACGTATTCGGGTGTTCTCGATCGTCCGTGCGTCGTGAATCGAGCGCTGATGATCTCTTCGTGCCAGCAGCCACACGAGCGCGTGTTGCCGCTTTTAAGGTTATACCAATGCGGCTCGGTGATCTGTCCGCAATCGCATTGGCAGCGCACGCGAGGATACCGCGTCTGCTTGCCCAAGAAGGCCAGCACGGTCAGTCGTCCAAAGCGGTCACCAGGCTGTGGCTTCGGTTTCTCTCGGCGGCGTTTCGCTTCCGATCGCTTCCAACAGCCGCACGAGCGTGTGTTGGCGGTCAACAACGATTCCGCACGCACGGCGATCTGAGTGCCACAGGCGCAGGCACACGCCCACGCCGCACGCTGACCGAGATTCGGCGCACGGTGCAGCACGGTCAGTTGTCCCACGATCAACCCCGTCAGGTCGCGTAATGGCGGCATGACAATATTTTACCATAGGACGTAAAACATCACGGCGTCGGTGACGACGTTCGGCGTCACCAGCACCAGCACCGGCTTTCCGACCGTCGGCACGCAGAACGCGCAGCCGCCGCAAGCGATCCAGATCGATGGCGAGCTGATGTTTCTCACCGGCGTGCCGGCGACGAACACGATCACCGTGCGCTGCCGGGGCAGCGAAGGCACCGTGGCTGCCGCACACGATGTGCTCGCGCCGGTCATCACCTCGAGCAACCCGAACGACTTCGGCCAGATTGCGCCAGGGCAGATCGTGTTGATCGATCCCGCGATCGACAACCCAGTGACGCTCGGCGCCGATGGGGCGATTCCGCAGCCGCTCGGCCCGGTCGTCTACAACATCAACAAAGGCTCCGCGGCAGCGCTGACGCTGGCGGCGCCCTCGCTCTCGTTGAACGGCACGCGCGTGGTGATCACCTCGCAGACGGCGTTCGCGCATGTCGTGACGGCGACGACGCTGCTGGGCGATGCCGTGACGGGCTCGCCGCATACCACCGCGACATTCGCGGCGTTCAAGGGCGCCACGCTCACGCTCATTGCTGAGAACGGCCTCTGGAACGTGGCGGGTGCGGTCGGCGTGGTCGTCACGTAGTTGAGATGTCTCAACGAGCGCCTGCGCTGTTTTAGGCAGGCGCTCGAAAGGTAAAACAAGTGTCAATCCTCCACTCGCCCGAAAGCGCGTTCGCCAAAGAGCGTAGAAAGTGGGAAGCGCACCCGTCCGAGCTCGGCCCAGGCGAGCGCCCGTGGGTGTTTCGCGAATACCCGATGATGCTGTATCGCGCGCTGTCGCCGAGCACGACCGCGCCGATGGAGTCACAGATCGCCGACGACGAGCTCCAGGCCGACGCGCTCCGCGGGCGCGGCTTCCGGCCGACGCCGCTCGAGGCGATCGACGCGCACGAGGCGCAGGCGCTCGAATTCGCGAAGCTCGCG